TCGGCGTATCAGCCTTTCAGTAAGAACTGCGGTTTTTCCAGATCCTGCCGCAGCAATGCATCCGCCTGCGCCTGTGTAATAGCCTGTCCACTATGTACGCCAGATGTATGACCATACCCGATAGTCCATACGCCCGCGGAGCATTTGTAGGCTGTCAAACGACAGCCCTCAAAACGTTTAATAAGCGCAATACCCTTTGCACTGATTGTTCTGTTCGCCATATGATTACTCCTCCTTACACTCTTCACATTCCGGCAATCCTGCTACTGATGTCGCAATAGACAGGATACCGGCCAGTACAGATGCCGATGCTACCATCTTCCAGTCCACCGCACCCATGACCGATGCTGTGCCGATCGTAGCAATAAAGGTCTGCGCTACAGTCTTTACAGCTCTCACACCCGCTTTCTTGCACCATTCCTTTGTACTTACACTCGGTTTCAATACACAATTCTTAAACATACTCTTCACCTTTTTAACCTTTCTATAAAATATTCAGTTCCTACTTACTTAAATACGCCAACTTCCACTGCGTAGATAAAAAATCCCACCAGTGCCGTGGCAAATGTGCCGATCAGCGCATTGATGGATTTTGTCTGCTTTTCCAGCGATGCGCAAAGGGTGTCTACCCTTGCATCCGTCACCGCTACGCCCTTTTCCATCGTCCGGAGACGCTCCGCATGATCGTTAAGCCGATCCTCTGTCGTTTCAAACTGTTTTTTGATGTACTCTTCACTTAATGGCATATGATTCCTTTCCGCATAAAAATACCGCAGAGATTTCTCCCGCGGTTTCTATGCATCTTTATTCACTTAACTCTTTTTTCAGTTCCTTTTTATCCGCATAAGGCAATTTCGGATAACTGTCCAGGATTGTCTTCAGATCTTCGCCCTGGCTTAATCTCGCCCGGATTGCTTTGAGCATAATACGTTTTACGCTTGCTGTCATTCTGTCTCACCATCCTCTCCGTACAACAGCCCTGCGACCGCTGTTGCCAAATCATCGATACTGGTCTGCTGATCGGCAAGACGCTGTGCCGTTTTGTCCGCCGGTCTGCATTCCAGTACCGCCGTGTACGTTCCTCCACCATCTGCCTGCTCCAGTGATAATCTGGAAAGCGTGAGGTTGCTCTGTCTCTCAACCACAACATCCTCTTCTGTAACAATCTGGATGGTCTGCACATTTTCATCCGTGATCTTGCTCAACAGATCCTTAAATGCGTCCCTGCCCTCCAACGGAATACGAAATGTACTGCCGCTTTCCTGTGAAGTATTCAGCATTGTTCCGTCTACTAAAATAATATGGTTCATTTCAGTGCTCCTTTCTCAAGGGCTGATACCCTTGTCTGTAATATATCAATCTGTGACTGCTGCATCTGTACCAGCTTAATAAGCGGGCTTACCAGCTTTGCGTAGTCAACACTCATGATCTGATTTTCCAATCCTTTTGATTCGTCAAAGTTCGTTTCGTCATATCCTTCTGGTACCGTCACTGCGTGCGGAAAAAGCTCCAAGAGCTCCTCTGCGATCACACCTTCCTGTCCTTTCTGGCCGCCGAACGCCTCCTTATAATCAAAGTCGACGATCCGAACGTCCAGAATCTTTTTCGCTTCCTCCTCGGACATGTCCCGGATATTCTCTTTTATCAATCGAGACGATGGATTGGTAAATGAATATCCCTGGACAGGAATCCATGCTGTTCCGTTCGTATTTCTGCACTGCACTCTTGACCCAAGCAAGTCCACATAGGTGTTATTGTTATTTCCATCTCCTGATGCGACTACGATTGGTTTTCCATCCGGTCCCTGTATACGCGATGGATACATGATATTATGTCCGTTCATATTCAATACGCCATTCATGGTATCTCCTGATTTCGCCAATCTATTATTCGCATTTGTATTTGCTGACGATGCAGCATTTCTTGCTGTCTGATCGACAGCGCTTCCCGCCGTCTTAGCATATTTTACTGACTTAACGTCATCCGCAGTATTATCACAGTTACCAAGCCCGACCTGTGCCTTGGTAACACCATGTGGATTACTTTTGTTCTGGATATGATTTGCAAGCGTATTCGCCGCCGCCGCGCCAAGCTGTGCAAGCGTAACACCATGCGGATTATCTTTGTCACCGATATGCGCGATCAATGCGCCTACGGCTTTCTTAATCTTGCCAAACGCCGATAGATATGGTTCCCCGCTTTTCAGTTCTTCCAATTCCTTTGATTCTTCGTAAACCGGAGATTCCAGAGCTCCAATATGCTCGTCAATGGTCTCCATGTTGTCATCAAAATCCTGCACATCGTAAAAATCGTTCTGCCCCGGCTTTTTCAAGCTGCAATTCTTTGTTGTTTCCAACGTATCACCTCTTTCTTTTAAAACGGCTCTTCCCGTAATTCTTTGTGCGTATACTTTGCAAGCTGTCCGCGCGTCAACCCAGTACCTTTTATGATCCCATGCGTATTATACATAAGATCTACATCAAGGATCAGATTGAGCGGCACAACACGTTCCAGCATCTGCTCCGCTTCATTTCGGAACTGCTTGGATTTCAGTGCCACACGAACAGTCAGTGTATAGGCATCGTGATCCAGTTTTATGGTATACCCGTCTGATCCGCAGAGTGCCGCCAGCTGTTTGCACAAAGTCCGATAGGTATACGGCTTATCTTCAAGCAGTCTTGCGCGGATGCGGAAATTCCGAAACTCGATCGTATCCGTATCAAACGGTGTAATCTCCAATATCTTCTCCCACCGGGAAGCACCGGCAGCACTCTCATCTGTAATGAACGCTTCGCCAAACAGATCATCTATGGCATCCCACAGCTCCGCTACCGCAGGTTGCTCTACCCTTGCCAGTTCCCGAAACTCCGCATAGGTTTTCAGGATCTCCGGGAGATAATCAAGCAACTGTCTATCCACTGATCTCCCCCCTTAATGGAATCTCATCGACACCAAGCTGTATATTCTCGGCTTTCCCGTTTAATTTCGTATCTGCGACATCCAGAATTCCTTCCACATCCAATAATGCCGCTTCAATCTGCTTGATTCTGACTACCAGACCCGCCACACTCTTCTCCCAGTCACGCCGCAGGGACAGCAGATATGTTTCAACTGCCGTTTCGATCCGGCTCTTGATATCTGCAAACGTATATCCGGTATCAAATGTAATGGTCGTTACTACGTTTATTTTTACACCCGCAGCGCCGGCAATCGTAACAATATGACCGATCGGCGCAAGGCCATCTCCCTCGGCATGATTCTGCTCTGGATCGATGATCGTCTGGATGTTATCGATCAGGACTGTTGATGGCTCGGAATAGTCCGATGCGATCACAACGCAGCGCACATGCCCGCCGACCTTTTCCCCCGCCGCATTGGTCGCACGGTAACACTTCACACCACCAACACCATCAATCGCCTTGATCTTCTCCCGGTAGTCCGCCCGGTTGCCGCCAAATGCTGCCGCATTAAAACTGTCTCTCCATCTTTGCCGAAATACTTCAGTGTCTTCCTCGTCCTCACCCGGAATCAGCACTTCGGTCAGTTCACAGGTTGTAAGCCCCGGGACATAATCAATCGGGATCATATCCCCGAAATTCCGGTTTCCGGCTTCGCCCAACGTCTCGCAGATCATCTGGTAATAAAAAAATCCGTCTTTCTGCTCGATAAAATCTGACACATAGTAGTTCAGATCTTCCAAACTGAAACGGATTCCACTTTTGACTTCAATATTAAATTTCCCTTTTAACACCGCATGTGTCGCAGCTTCGGGGATTAACCCGCGGGTATCATACGCAATCTTTGCAAGATACTCACGATCCGCCGTATCTCCGAACATCTGCCGAAACATCCACTCCAATGTAATATACATCTGTGCCGCTTCCGCGCTGTTAGCTCCACACGCAAAATGAATCAAGCTTCCCTCGCGCTTATCTATCGTTGATTTTACCTGCGCAAGTTTCTCTTTCATGAGATTTTCATATATCTTATCCTCAACCGTCACCTCTTTCTCTACATCGATCGTGCCTGCGGTCGAATCAACCGAAAAGGTAGTGTGTATCACGCCTTTCCGTGGAACATCAAACGTGAAATTATACACCTTTGTGATCCGGTCATCCTGCATCAGCGCATCTGTAATCCGGTGCTCCAGTTCCGGAATACAGTATGATGTCGGCATCCCGATCAGATCTGCCAGCTGTATGCCATAATTCCATGACACAAGCGGGCATTGGTACCGTTCTACATTTAAGATAAGGAAGATCGCCTGTTTTACCGCGGGGATCCCATCACAATTCCCTTTTACCGCCTGCCGCTCTACCTGCATTGCAAATGTTTTTGAGGGCTGATCCTCATATTCAATGTTTGATAACTGATTACCCGGTATCACACTATCCCTCCTCACATCGGTCAAGTACCATGTATTTCTGACCGCCCTGCTGCCGCACCATAATCACCTTTTCTCCGGACTGTAAAGCATTCTTGATCTTTATTTTTTTCTTTTCCAGTTTTACCGAATGCTCATGTGCCGGACTTCCCGCGGTCTCGGTGTCAAACTCTGCTTCAATCTCCTGTTCATGATCCGTAAGATATCTCGGGATCACAAGCGTGCTCACATCCAGCACCAGCTTATCATCAATACGGATTTTTAACGGTGCCGCTGATTCCACCGTCCCAAACAAAAATGTACACGGATCAGATTCCTCAATACAGTTTTTTGCGATCGTCTTAATACTGTCAATCAGTTGTGCATCCAAAATATCACCTCTATTCTGTAAACTCACCGCCGGACAGCGTGAGTGTCATTGTATGTTCTTCCTCGTTAAAAGTATGTGTTGCTTTTTCCACCATCATAAAATTGTGCAGCCAGTAATTGCTCACGGAAAACATGACCAGCGGATAAGTTCCGGCGCGTATCCGCACATCGCCGAACGCGTCTTTCACCTGAAAGTTTCTGGAAACCTTGTTGTAATATTTCAGCAGTGCTTCCGCTTTGCTTGCGCCGTTCTCCCCATCGTTTAGAGTGTCGTAATACTGTAACACGCCCCATTCGTTGATGTGAGAAGAATCCTTCGTCATGTATATTTCACGTTTCCCGGTGTCCTTATTATCATAGGTCAATTTCACCTGATTATAGGTATCTCCGTCAATAGATGTCGAATACTCGTAATTTTCCCCGGTTTCCGCATCCAGTATCAGATTCATTTTTCTGTCCGCGATATTCTGCAGGCAAATCTTGCCGTAATCATCATACAGCACATATACCTGTCTCGTGTTCATCATCGTCAGATCAAGCGCATTCTGCATAATATCAAACAGCGTTTTGTTGGATTCTATCCGTTGCGGTATAACATATCCGGTATCTGTGATCCTGCCGCAGCTCAGCCGGAAATCATCACAGATGCGTTGCAAAAGCCGCCCCGCCGTGATCCCGCTGTATGAATAAGTGTCCTTGTTTTTAAAATACCGCAGCTGGTCATAACAGGTGACTTTCATTTCTTCATTTTTCTGATGAGACATTTTAAAGATGTATCCATAAAACACATCATTCCACACCTTGTTTTCAAAGACCCGGAACCGCACCGGATTTCCCTCATCTATATCAAGATTGACATCAGCGTAAATCGTAAACTCCAACTTTCCTGGAGATCCCTTCCGCACCGTTTCCCATTTGATACCTTCCTTTACCTGGGGGACAAAGATCGTCCCCCGGTTTAAAATTTCAAGCGTGTACACCTTTCACCTCCTACGGAATTGTGAGCACCATTCCCGGCCATATGGCATGATCGGGATTTTTTGTTATGTTGTTGGCATTCATGATCTTGTCATACTCCGCTCCGGATCCGTAAAAAAACTGTGCGATCTTCCAAAGCGTATCACCTTCCTGCACCGTATATGACAGGTTCCCACCACTTCTCGGTTTATGCTCTCTGGTGGATCCATAAGGCACTACCTTTCCGTCATCCGTAAGCGAATACAGTTTCGTGCAGTGCGGCTTAAACTCCTTGATCTTTATTTCTGCCGTGGTATCAAACCCATTATCCGCAGATTCTTTTTCCGTGATATCTTCCATCACACACCGCATGATCGTGTAACTTATCATTTTGCCGGTTGGAAACATACGCGTTACGATAAAATTGAACGGCTGCTTGTTTTCCATGTATGCCTTGAAGTAATCCAGATAATAAGATGCCGGATGAAACGCATCCAGGTACATGGCAAATGGGTATCTGACATTTGGGAGCAGGCAGTTGAAAGAGACTTCTTTCAACCCGCCTGTCTTTAATATGTTTACCTCGCCGTCATTAATCAGCGTAATCGTATCATTTCTGCCATTGTGCTTGATCTTCATCTCTTCCGGCGGAACCGGAAGCAATAATTGATCCAAAAAAATGTTATACATCCTATCCCTCCGCTGATATCATGATCTGTTCCTGCAATACACCGTTGAGCCGGTCTGCAATGTCGTCCAGATCTGACATATTGTTTACCTGATTCGTTACGCCGCCCATGTTGACCTCGACTTTGGTAAATACGGTCCGGTCGATGATGTCCCGCTCCGCAATGTCACGCAGATACTTCAGATCATCATCTGTAATGTCTACCGCATCCGCGATTCTTGCGGTATCCTCGGCTGTGTTTCCGGTGTTCCCTGCAATATCATCCAATGATCCAGTATTTCCCGCGATGTCGCCAGTGTTTCCGGCAATATTGCCAAGACTGGAATCCCCAAGGATGGATGAATAATCTTTTTGATGATCGTCTTTGTCTGGAAGTCCGTCACTTGGATTGAAGAAATCTTTCAGACCAGAAATCTTATCCGATACTTTATCAGAAATTCCATCTCCCCAGTTTGCTCCCTTATTATATGCTTCCTGAACCCATCCATCCTGAAATACCTCAAATGTATTTTTCCCTTCATTCCAGGCATCTGAAATACTATTATATTCCTGCTTACTGTTTGCTGCTTGCATAGCCTTAGCAGCATAACCATTTGCCGCAGACCATAATCCACTTGTATCAAAACTTACAAAAGGCAATTTGTTTAATGCATCACCAATGGCTGCTATGATACTGACAACAACATATTCAAAGCCATAAAAATATGATTTTGCTTCCGCTAATGCATTATGAAATGCAATCGGTATATTTCCTGCTATCGCCGTAATCGAATTCCAAATTGCCAACACCACATCTGCTATTGCCAATCCAAAATTTTTAAAATATTGTAAACCGACATTAACAGCCCCACAAAATACTCCAAACGCTGTTTGTGCCGTGCCACCCATCTTTGCAATATGCGCACACACCAGCACTATTACTACTACTAAAGCACTAATAAGCAATATAATCCATGCAAGTGGGCACGCCAACAAAGCAGCATTCAATCCATATTGAGACGCCGTATATGCAAATGTAGCCCCTGTTGCCATTGCCGTTTGTGCATTATGCACTGCTTGTGCTGCAGCTGACACTCCATTTATAACTGCCACAACACCTGCAATCAAAGCATATGCTGCCAAGGCCGCAACCACTCCGTATATAATCGGTGCTATTACTCCCCAATTATCCGACACAAAGCTTCCCGCTTCTGTCATTGTATTTCCTATGTTCATGGCAAGATCTACCACCATTCCCATATACCCAGCAACAGTATCTAACGTATTCTCTACTGTCTGCCCGAACATCTGAACCATTTCCATTGTGCTCGGAAGGCCGCGCGAAGCTAAGGCCGCATCCAGTTTTTCTATAATTTCGACCCAACCACGGTTTATTGCAGCTCCAACATTGGCAAAGGTAGTTGCCCAGGTATCGCCCGCTGTTTTTGCCGCTCCACTCGATACGCCAGCATCCATTGCCTGACTGACCACTGTCAAGAATTGTGCGGCAGATATCGTTCCATCACTTAAATCATCCTGTACTTGACTAACAGATTCTCCTACCGCATTGGCATAAATCTCCGCTGCTCCAATTCCGGCATCAAATAAACGGCTTAATTGATCGGCTTCAACCGTTCCTTTCGAATACATCTTACCGATCGCATCCACAACGCTTTCAAGCTGCTCATTCGTTCCCTCTCCATAAAAGCTGACGGCATCCGCCCAGATACGGACCTGCTCCGTTGCCGCTCCGAGGGACATTCCACGCGTGATAAATCCCTGTGTTGCTTTACTTGCAACATCCAATCCATATGCAGTTCCAACCGTTACGTCTTTCAGCTTTGCCAGCGCAGCTTCTGCCAGCCCGGCATCCCCGGTCATGGTCGTTATCGTTTTTTGAAAGCGGTTCATCGTATCGATTCGTCCAAATGCTCCACTCATATCCATAACACCCGCATCGCCAAGCACGTTTTTTACCAAGCCCAGAGCATTATTGGCTACAACAATAGCCTTTTCCCATCCTTTAAATCCACTGTCTACCTGCACTACTTTGGAATGGCAATCTGCTATTGTGTCATTGAACCGATTTTGTGCTTCTATATTATTATTTATCTGCTGATGCACCTCTTCCATTTCCTGTCCAATAGGAAGTGATCCGTTTGGTTCTTCCATCGCTGCATTCATTCTGTCGAGAGCCGCTGTTGTTTGAACAATCCTGTCCTGTGCCGCCTGTAATGCCGATGTGTCAATTCCTGTATTCATTGCTTCTGACATATCATACATAGAACTGATCGCGATGTTTACTGTATCAATTACTCCATACAATACACTGCTAAATCGATCCTGTAATTCTATTGCGGTCATAATTGACGCCATGCCATCACCTGCCTTTCTTTCTTGCTTTTGCCTTGACTTTCTTTGCTTCCTCTTTTTCCTTTTCGATCCTAACCTGTATAGATGCTATCAAGAACGCTTTTTCCTGCTCATCCATTGCGGCAAATACAGACGGAAGAATATGTAATTTTTGAAGGGCATAGTGAGCATAGTTAAACTCGCTATCCCCTTCCTCAATTAGTTTTTTACCTCTTCCACCTTGTCGTCCAGTGTCTTGTCAAATCCCTGGAATTTCTGCACCCACTCTTCCAATGCGTTGTATTCTCCAGGATCATCTACCAGTGCAAGAAGCAAGTCTTCCGGTGACATAACGCCGTAAGAATCCTGCAACTCCTTGTTGTAAAGATCCGGTACCACAATGGATGCAGCAACCAGTTTCGTCATGTAACTAGATGGGTTAAATCTCGGGCGAAACATGTTTGGTTTTCCTTTTACCGGAACATCTACTGTGCAGGAATCCCGCAGATCTTCATTTTCTTTTGATGTAATGTGGCGAAATTCAAATTCCAACGGATCTCCTTTTTCATCCGTCAAGCTTTTGGTCGGTGCATACTTCTCATTTGCTCTCACTTTCTTGTTCTGTTTCATGAATCTTGTAAAATTTGACATTATATTATCCTCTCTTTCCAATTTTAGGGTACAAAAATACCCGCCTACTTCTGTAAGCGGGTACTCGCTATAATTGTATTGCGTCAGCCTGTTGAACATTTCCCAACAGTTCTTTTCTCCATTCTTCTATCTTTTTTATCACGCCCATACTATACCATATTTCGAAACTGATATAACTTATTTCCGCATCGGAACGGTATGTAAAAATGAGATAATAGGTAAATTCTCGCGTCTTTTTCTCTTTTACGCGACCTCCAACAATCGCTCCAAGAGGTCCGAAAACTATTCCACCCGCGATTGCTCCTCCTGCACTTGAAACATATTGTTTCTGAATCTCAACATCTGTTTTTACAGATATATCTGTTATCTTACTACGATTCAACTCAAAACTATTTCCGCCGCCTATGAATTTAAAACCGTCATTTTCTGCAATGATCGTACACGGTGCATCCTGTGCAAGCGGAAGCCCCGCCTGGTGTTTTCCATATATAGTCTTCTCTGCTGCTTCTTTGGATTCTCTTTTTGCCTGTTTTTTTTCTGCTGTTTTTCCTGTTTTCTTATCATGATACTTTTTATAAAAAATAATATCAAATATGGCAAATACAGCTACACCTAACATTATTTCCAGCTTTCCCTCGGATATACAAGATATAACCCCTCCTATGGTACAAAATGCTGAAAAACATAAACAAATCAACCAAAACATAATATCTCCTCCTCAACTGTTGATATGAAAAAATTATAACACACACCAGTCAAGAAGTCATTATTCCAGCTTCAAAATCCAGACATATGTGCTCTCCCCACGTTTTTTAGTGGGGAGACTCTTCTAATTCGTCAGAAATCCTTCCAGATTCGAGAATGCTTCCGGCATCTCAAAATCTTCAAAGGTAAAGTCCATATCTTCATCCAGGTAGTCTGCGTCAGCGTCAAACTTCGCCAGAATACCGCCATCGATATTGCAGTCCTTTAAGATGATCGTCTGCCGCCCGGCTCCACTGGTCTTATCTTCGTTCGTGATCTGGATATCGAAATACACATCCTCACCGGTATTTTTGTAATCCAACATCATCTGCCGGAAAATACTGGTGTTGTAATGTGCCGTACAGGAACCGGTTCCTTTCCAGCCGGTTGCCTTATTTCCTTTTCCGGTCTTGCCGAGGATTGGAACCTCGGTCTTGTTTTTCTCAAATTTCGCTTCAAGGTTGATCGCCTGCATGAAATTATACCGGCGATCTCCGATCGTAACAAAACACTCTGCCAGTGCAGCGGCAAGAGTGTCCTTTGCTTTCATGGTTACATTGCCCATTTTTTATTTCACTCCTCTCTCTTATTCCACGGTAACTGTCATATACAGCTTTTCCATCGCGCACACCGGCTGGCAGTTGGTTGTCACAAGTACAGATCTCTTATCCTCTCCATTGGCAACAACCACTTCTCCGCTGTCAAAATTCTCGATTGCACCGATGTCCTGCATCTTTGAAAAGAAAGACACTACATCATTCCAGAAGCTGATGCGACCGGAATTGTCGTTCTGGATCTTCCCGAGATACTTTGTATTAAACATGGATGCAATGTCATTACCGACCTGATCCAGTACCCGGATCACCTGGTTCAGCTGGAAATCAGCTCCCATTTCACTGGTCAGTGTCACAAAAGAGTTGATATCCTCCAATACATGGATTTCATTACCAACCTTATGGAATACCAGCTCGCCGTTCTTGACCGCCGTTTTGAGTTCGTACTGTGTCAGCGGCGTATCCACCATGTACTCACCATCATATTTCATATTGGTTACGGACCGGTTCACCGCGCATCCGGCTTCCGCACCGGTCAGCCAGTATACAAGATCCTGTTCTTTCTCACCTGTGACTTTGCTTTTCAGATTGATTACGCCGATATAGTCCGCCGCCGTATCATATACGATCGTCTGGAACTTAACGCCGACTTCATCCCGCATGCGCTTACTGTAAGCCACATACAGTGCCTTTACCTTGTTATCCGATGACGGACAGCCAAGAGCGTTAAACGCGTACGCTTCCAGCGCATCCAATGCTTTCTGATGCGTATCCCCGGTGACATCACCATTGGTTCCGCCTGTAAGAGGTACGCCTGCAGTTGCTTCCAGTGTCGCATTTCCCTTAAACGTAACATAGTCATTCGCTTTCAGATCCGCAGCCTTTTCCACGGTCTGCGTGTCCATCTTCACTGTGCCAAGATATGTAACCACGTCAAATTTGCTCGGTTCGTCTACATTCGCGGTAATTGCGATTTTCAGCTCATTGCCACGCGCCCCACTGCAATTTGCCGTAGCATAATCGTTCGCCGCTTTTTCGCCGCTGTTCAGCCGGTAGATATACAGCGTTTTTGCGTGCCGGAATACCTCGCGGATCGGCAGCATCTCCTCATCCGTATAATCATGCCCGAAAACACGGTAAGAAACATTCCTTACGTCTTCTGCATTGACTTTGATTACTTCGCCATCTTTTCCCCAGTCAAGTTCCATCGGGATTGCGCATACACCACGATCGGACAGCGTGATTCCCGCTTTGTCCGCGCTTACAAAATTGATGTAGGATCCCGGCAGTACCTTATCCTGTGATGTCCATGTTCCACCACCTAATGCCATTCTAGTTCACCTTTCCTTCCAAAAATTCACTCATTACCTGTTCCACTTCTTCCAATTCATACTCCCGGTCATCGACCAGCAGCACTCCGAGCAGATCCCTGCGGTTTCTATATTTCTTCGCCGCTAAGATCTGCGCTTTGGTATATTTCACCAGCTGTTTCGGTTTTTCCGCTTTTGCCGGATTTCTTGCCGCTCTTGGCACAATCATCACCTATCCTTTCACCCTCGGATCAACACCGACTGTCTCCATTGCTTCTCCCGGCACCTTTTTCCGGTAAAGGAAGCAATCATAATTTACAAAGAAATTCAAATTACCATCGACTACCTCTGCATGCATTTGTGTGCCGCGCATCGGATCACCGTCTACTGTGATATACTCCAGACACCATGTCATGCGCTCGGCAACCTCATTACACTCCCTCTGTTTTTCCTCTGACTTCGGGAAATACTGAATACAGCATGGATTGCTCTGAAAATATCGTTCTCCCCGGAACAGCTTCGTTGTCGGGTCGATGCACTGCACAAAAAAACAGGGCTCTTTTAAGTCCTGCTTGATCTCTTCCATATAAATTTCGTAATCATTCCCGAACTCCGCATCCAGGGCAACGCCGATCGCCGCTATAATTTCATTTATCATTTCATGATATCTCCAAAATACTTTTCAATCTTCTTTTCAAGGATCCCCGGTGCCATACCTTGCAATTCCTGTTCGGATATCGTCATCATAAATCGTCCTTTTACCCAGCCTTTATGATTTGCGGTTCTGTGTCCGTACTCAACATAGCTGGCGTACTCGACCGGGTTTACAATCTCAATCACATAGGTGTCACCGAAATGATTTATAGACAAGCTATCCACATATTCCTTTGCCGATGCTTTTTCCCCGCCTGTCCAACCTTTGCGTAATGTTCCACCATTTTTCCCAGATGGATTAACTTTCTTCGTATATGTCTCGCCTTTTTTATGATATTTTGAATCCCTCTTCGCGGTCACAACCACTTCCTTATGATAGTCCCCTACTGGCGTACGCTTAACAACCAACCGAAGCAGCCGCACCGCAAGTTCCTTTGCGCATGACTGCACAAACTGATCTGTGTTTGCATCCAGTCTTTCTAATTGCTTTTGCAGTTTCTTCATATCATTTGCATTGAATTTTCCCATCCTTGCCATTATGCATACCTCTCCGCTAATTTCAGCACGATTTCCTGATGTGTCGGATAGACTGCTGCCACACCGCTGCATTCAAAAGTTCGTACCACGCCAGCCTGTGTCACCGTGATCTTGGCTCCCGGTTTGATCTGTACATCCGGGGATAAAAACAGCTTTGTGACCTGTGCGGTCTTTGCCGCCGATTCCGTCTGATCCACCGCACTGACGCTGGAATACGACAGTCGGCATGGTTCATCTTCCAGTACCGCAACCTCTTTTCCCGTGGTAATCTTTGTTTTGGGATCCTTCACTTTCTGATGCTCCATAACGGTACATCTGCCATCGTATGTGGCTTCCTGCGCTTTCCTTGCAAGTGCCTGCGCCTGTTTAATTGCATCCGCAATCATTTCCATGCCACCTTTCTGTATCGGTTCAATGGAGATTTGTAATTTTTCAGCACTGTGTCCTTGAAATTATCATCCACATACTGCCGGAATGATGTAGAAGTATCGCCCTCGGAAATTGAAGAGACAGAGCCAATGGCTCCCGTCTCGCTTCCGATATTCTCATTCCGGTACAGATCCATTGCCATGCGGTAGCCGGTGTTCACCAGTCCAGCCGGCATTTCCTCCACATGGCAGTAGTTCTTTATGGTTTCCTCCACATCCGCAATGACAAATTCAAGCACCGGATCCTTGGAATCATCCTCAATTCCAAGCAGTGCCTTTAACTTTGCCAGCTCCATAGGCTACCCGATCTTATGCTTGATTGCTACGATTCTAAGCTGCTTCGGCTCATATACCGGCTTCCAGTTCTCTGCCAATGCAAGCTCTGTTCTAAGCGGAGTTTCTACATGCTCACGCTTTGCCCCGGTATACGCAATTCCTCTCGGATGCAGGATAAACGCCTTACGGTTGATAAGATAATCCACACCGCCACCGGTCTGTTTGTCACGGTCTACCTCGGTAGCCACAAATCCGACCGGAGAACCATTGCCGTATGCTACCGCACCATTGCCGAAAAGATATGTGGTGTATACGCCGTTCTTGACATCCACCGGGCAACCATCATCCACGGTTACACGTCTGCCCTGGTACACATCAAATTCAACATCCGTGGAATCACGCTCTGTCTCAATCAAATTCAGCTTTTTCAGATAAGATTTTGTTGCCGAATGCATCGCAACACCGCTAAGTTCTGCCTGTGCATCGCCAAGAAGCTGGCAGGCATCAATAAATGCAGATGCACTGATCTGTTTTGCCGCATCGGTCTTTCCAGTGGTCAGATCAAGAATATGGTCTTTCATTCTAGTCTCTGCCGCCGGTGTTCCCTCTGCTCCCGCCGTGGTAGTTCCAAATACACCGGACAGAATCGCGATCAACTCTTTCTGCATATCACGCGCCCAATAGCCAGCTACCAGATCACCGATCGCTTTCATCGGATCTGCACCTGCCAGTGCCGCGGAAAGGTTGGACGCTCCCCACATATTCTGACGATAGATCGTAGTCGATACATCCTTATTCGAACCGATCTTCTTTGCTGTCATTTTTACATCTTCAAGGATTGCTTCGGATTCTCCCTGCAAATCCTCAAAGAACGGCATATTGTGTGTTCTGGCCGCTTCGCTTGCCAGTGTGTCAAATTCCGGACTGTTTACCACGATTCCAGACTGGAAAAACGCGGACAGTTCCATTGTTCTGTTGATTACATACCGGTTAAACAGCTCCGGTACGATCACATCTGCAATTTTTGTAATTGCCATAAATAGTTACCTCTCTTTCTAAATTGTTACTCCGGCG